GAAAGAGGGTTTCCCATGAACTACGACAAATAATATTACTTACATCGCCTTTATATTTCTTGGGTTTCGTGGGTTTAAATAGACTTTTAATACTTTCTCCCATTATCTCATATACATAATATATAAGGTCAAAAAGTATTTATAAAATGCCAAGTAGAGTTACAGTATCTGACATTAAATCAAAGTTTTTAAGACCCTCTCTTACGTCTTATTTTGAAGTTGAGATTCCTACACCTCCAGGAGGTTCCGCTTGGACTACAAAATGGAATCAAAATAAGAGAACTGACGCAATTAATTTATTGTGTTCAGAAGCAGTTTTGCCAGGATCTAATTTAGCTACATTTGAAACTAACAATGATCGCACTGGTGTTACAGAAAGATTTGCTCATAGAAGAATATTTGATGATAGAATTGATTTAACATTTAATGTTGATGGAGGAATGTATAGCTCCATTAAGTATTTTGAAGAATGGATAGATTATATTACTGGGGCATCAACAGATAATCAAAATCAATTGATTGAGAGTAATTATTTTTATAGAATGCAATATCCTGAAAAATATATGTCATCAGGATTAACAGTTAGAAAGTTTGAAAGGGATGCACGTCATTATGATATACAAAGTGTTCCTGATCCATCTGATCCTTCAAGAGCAAAAGATCCATTAAAACCGCAAGATGGTAAAAATAATTTAACTTATAAATTTGTAAATGCATATCCAATAGCAATATCATCAATGCCTGTTGCATATGATTCATCTTCCGTGTTAAAATGTACGGTTTCCTTCACTTATATTCGATATTACATAGAAAATTTAAGTGAAGAAAATTATAACTCTTAAATAACCCTTATATATAAATATACGACTTGTTATTAGGACATTATGCCTTTACCAAAAATTGCAACTCCGACTTATGAGTTGGAGTTACCCTCGACAGGAGCATCTATACAATATAGACCATTTCTTGTAAAAGAAGAAAAGGTTCTTGTAATTGCTCTAGAAAGTGAAGATAATAAACAGATTACAACTGCAATCAAAGCCGTTCTTAAGAATTGTATTATTACTAAAGGAATCAAAGTAGAAAGACTTCCTACTTTTGATATTGAATATCTATTTTTAAATATTCGTGGAAAATCTGTTGGAGAAGAACTTGAAGTTAATATTATATGTCCTGATGATGAAACAACTGAAGTTCCAGTTACAATTAATTTGGATGAAATTAAGGTTGAGAAGAGTGAAGATCATTCAAATAAAATAAAAATTGATTCTAGCATAATGATGGAGTTAAAATATCCATCTTTGGATGAATTTATTAAGAATAACTTTGATTTTAATGAGAAAAATGCAATGGAACAATCTTTTGATTTAATTGCATCTTGTATTGATAAAGTTTATACTGAAGATGAAGTATGGGCTGCTGCTGATTGTACTAAGAAAGAAATGAAAGATTTCTTAGAACAAATGAATTCTTCTCAATTCAAAGAGATTGAAAAGTTTTTTGAAACGATGCCTAAATTATCTCATACTGTTAAGGTTACTAATCCTAAAACAAAGGTTGAAAGTGATATCGTATTGGAGGGACTGGCAAGTTTTTTCGCATAGCCCTACTGCATATGAGTCTGGAGAGTTATTTCAGACTTAATTTTGCCTTGATGCAGTACCATAAATATAGCTTGACAGAGATAGAAAATATGATCCCTTGGGAAAGAGACATTTATGTATCTTTACTTCAGCAACATCTTGAAGAAGAAAAGTTAAAGCAACAACAACAAGGTAATGGCAGTTATTAGCCCACCAATTTTAAAAATACTATCAGATCTTGATATTGATTTGATGGACGTGGATAGTGATATGGATTATCTACGTGCATTGATGGAGGCTACTAATTCACTTACAATTTCTAATCCAAGTGATAGAAGAATACCTATCCTACAAAAAGAAGTTAAAAGAGTAAGAGATAATAGAAGGGCAAAATCACAAATAGTAAAAAAGAAAGTATCTACAAGCAAACTTCTTAATAGAAAAGATGTTGGTGAAAAGGGTAAGGAAAGTAATACTGGTAAATTGTCCCGTATTTTAAGAGATACTCGTGGTAGAGTGTTGTCAAATGAAAAGAGACTTGATAATTTAAAACCAGAAGAAAATCAACAAGAGGGTTCAGATAATCAATCATTCAATCCAATTATTGACGGTCTTAATTCTATAATTGAAACTTTAAGAAGTGATAGAAAGTTTAATAAGAAAAAGACGGAGAAACAAAGAAAAGAAAAGGAAAAGACAAAAAGGGCATCAAAAGAAAAATTACTAGAAGGTGCAAAGGGTGTATGGAAAGGTGTTTCAAAAATAGCAGGTAAAGTTCTTGGTCCATTCGCAGATATTTGGAGTAAAATATTAGGATTTATTACTACAATATTTCTTGGAAGAGTATTGTTTAAACTTGTAGATTGGGTTGGAAATCCAGCAAATCAAGATAAAGTTAAAAGTATTTTTAGATTTTTAAAGGATTGGTGGCCACTCTTATTGGGTGCGTATATTGTATTTGGAACAGGTCTGGCTGGTTTTGCGACAGGATTAATATCTAGTTTGATTGGATTTGCTATTACTCTTAAAGCAACTGTTATTCCTGCTCTCATAACGGCTGCAAAAATGATGGGTCCGTGGGGATGGAAAGCATTAGCAATTCTTGGAGGAGGTATGCTAGTTGGTGCGATTGTTAATAAAGTTATGAATAAGGATAAAGATAAAGGAGATAATATATCAACAGACAAACAGAATCAAGTAGAATCTGTTGAAGCTTCAACTTCTTCTTTATCTCAAGAAGAGGGTGATTTAAAAACTAGGAAGGATGATAGTCGTCAAGGATTTAATAAAGGTGGTAAAGTTCCTGGAAGAGGTGCTAATAAAGATACAGTTCCTGCTATGCTGACTCCTGGTGAGTTTGTGATGAGTAGAGATGCTGTTGATCAGTGGGGTGCTGATACTCTTGCAGGTATGAATGCAGCTGCAGGTGGAACTAATATACCAACATTAGGTAGATATAATGAAGGTGGTGTCGTAACTGACTCAGAAGAGAAAAAACGACAAGAAGATTATATGCTTAAGTGGGTTAATAAAGAACGAGTAGAAGTTCTGGGATTACCTCCTTTAAAGAAATTAACTTATGCGGATGGTGTGGAACTTACAAAAGCAATGGGTTCAGAATATTATGGTGGTGGAGTAAAAGAAGAATCACATACTGATATGGATTTTGATAACATGACGAAATCCACATGGAAGACAAAATCAAGAGGTTCTGAAATTATTTTTGAGGGAGCATCGGAGATGTTAACAGAAGAAGATAAGCAGGCTTATCTTGATTCAAACCCACAAGCAAGAATGGCACTAGAACTCAAGGATCAGATGGAATTAGATGCTTTAGGTGCTGACATATCTGCTAGTGCCAAAATGAATGGTGGTGGTTTAGTTCAAGGATTCCGAGGTGGTGGTCTTGCTTCTCTTATGTTTGATCGTGAGGAGCTAATAAAACATTACAAGAAATTAAAGTTGGAGAGGAGTCGTATTGAGAGAGATCCTGATGGTAAAATAAGGGGAAATGATAGGAAGAAATGGAACAAAATCTCATCACAGATGAATACACTTGCGAAACACATAGAAGCAATAGATGCAAGACAGAAATCCACTTCCACACCTACAGTAACACCTAAAGTATCAAAAACTAAAAAAGGTAGTGGATTATTTGGTGGACTTAAACGTGTTGTTGGTGGTGCTGCTGATCAACTCACAGGTAATCTATTTGACTTTGATAAACGAAGTGGTGGTGGACTGATAAGAAAAACTGCTGGTGCTGTTGGTGGATTATTAGGTGGTGCTAAAGGTGGTGCTAAAGGTAGTGGTAGCAGTGGTATATTAGGACCAATAAGTAGTGATCCTAGTAAAATGGTTAATATGAATGCCATGAAAAAGGATAAGGATTTGGATATATCACCATCTTCTAAGAAACCAAAAGTGACAGTTGCTTATCAAGATCAATTGACGGATTCTACTCCTTCTACTCCACCAGCAGGAGGAAATAAAAAGATTCCAACATTTAGTGCTATAGCAATGAGGTCGGTGGATAAAGTAAGGGTATTGGGGATTAGTGTATAATGGCTTGGGCAGCATTAGGAAAATCCTTATTAAAGAGTGGTGTAAAAAAGGTAGCCACTAAGAAACTTTTAAATAGAAAGAAAAAACCTAAAGTAGGAATGGTAAAGGCTGAAAAATTAATGGGTGGTGGTGATAATAAAGAAAAAGGAGGTGCGATTGTTAAGTCTGGTTCGAGTAACATAGTCCCAGTATCTTCACCAATAACTT